AAGATAAATTAGATGAGGTTATGACTTTATCTGATAGTGAAGTAATCTTTTGGAATAGAGTTGGACGTGACCCTTATTTTATGTATATTGAAAATAGTTTAGAACTTGCAGACCAATATTGGGTGGAACATAATAGAAAAGTTGTTACACTTCAAGCTGAAAGTACTAAATCAAATGAAGAAGAGATAATTGAAACGAATGGTCACGATTATGCATTTCACGCAATAGAAAGTTAGATTACATTAAATGGCGAAGGCATTGCTCTATATTTAAGTGCCTTATTGAGATTCTCCGCTTCGGCACCTTTCCTTTCGAGGATTTTTTCGGGGCGGAGTCTTTCTAATCTATTCATAAGTTCTTCCACCAATTTAGATTTCTCGTCTTTACCTTCCGTAATTAATGAAGAATAATCTAATTTAACAGTACTATCAGGAACTTGTAAGTCACCCGAGAATTTACCCCAAATACGACCTAAACCTTCCTTAGCGTAAGCAATCAAATACTTTCTAACCCAGTTTTGTGCCGGTTTATTTAATGATTCCCACATCAATGGTTCGGTTTCAACATCGGACGGTAATTTAATAACATCTTTATTATTTTTTAAACAAGTATCTCTATCCATAGTATCATAATACCAATACCATACATTATAATTTTTTCGTTGAATGGAACCAAAATCAAATTTACCACCTGGTACATTGTATAAGTGAACTAATTTTTTTCCTTCTGGTCCCGCAGTAATTCTATAAGTTAAATCACCACCAATTAATCTATTTTTAATGGATCTATCTTGCATTCTTAATAATAAATCAAATGCTGGCATCATAAAGTATGAACCTGAGTTACCCATTTGTGCAAATCCACCAGCACCACCAAAACCTAATCCACCAAGACCACCAAATCCCGCCATAAACGGATCAACAAATGAATCATTTAATTCTGCACGAGTAAACCATAATAATTCATTTATCTCACGACCGGCTGGTATTTCATAAACCTGAGTTCCTCCTGTAAGTGCAAAATAATCCTTTTTCAATTCCCAATCACCACCAGCTTGTAAACCTACAATTTTAGAATATGAGTGAGTATATTGTGTTTCGTAATCTAAACTTCTTGTTGTGAACGCTCTTGATAATGATTGTGTATCCACATCTAAACCCGCTAACGCCGACCATTGAGACTCAATCAACCAATCACTAACGTATTGTTCGTATTCAGACAAAGCTAATTCCATGAAGGTATCCATTTGTTCTTCGGTAAGTTCAATACCACGAACTGGCATACCTAATAGGTGAAATACCTGTGTATATAATTTATCCTTTTCCGCTTGTGAAATAATTTGAGACATAATTTGATTTATTCTTATAAATATCTTATATTTCTATTATGAACGAGAAACTAAACGAATTATTCAGTATCTGTGGGATTAACGACTTCGTATTCCACTTACAAAAAGAGGGTGAAACTAATTATATAGACTATACTTTAGACCCTAAAAACATTGTAGTGAATATTCCCGATATTGAAGATAAGAAGTTAGATCAGTTAATAACCGATAAAATTGAGGAATTAAAGGAGGCTTTTAAGTAGGTCTTTACTGAACGATTCTGAATACTCCCCGTCGCCCATAACTTGGTCGATGACGTTCTTTTTCTTTTGTAAAATATTATAAATTACCTTTTCAATTGTATTCTCAAAAACAGGGTAATAAACTAGTACACTATTTTTTTGACCATAACGATATGCACGATCTTCACCTTGTGAATGATCCGCTGGTACAAATGATAAGTCATTCATGATAACAACTTCTGCTGCGGTTAATGTAATACCAACACCAGCAGCTTTAATATTACCAATGAACACTTTTACTTTATCTTCATTTTGAAATCTATCTACAGCATCTTGTCTTTTATCTTTAGACATACGACCATCAAGCGTTACAGAATTCTTTTTGTACTTATCATGTAACATATCAAGAGTCATAGTAAAGTTAGTTAGTACAATTACTTTCTTTCCTTGTTCTAGACATTTATCTATCAATTCACAAGTGTATGGTATTTTTTCATAAGAAATAAGTTGTCTAATTTTCATTAAACGATTTAATGTTACACTAATTGTTTCATCGTTTTTCTTATCATTAGTAATGCGTGTAAACTCTTCTAGTTCTTCATCATACATTTTACTTGTAAGTTCTACAAACACAGGTGTAACAATCTTTTCAGGTAAATCAAGGATGTCAGTTTTCATTCTACGAAGAACGTATGATTTGGTACGTTCACGAAGTTCGTCTAAATTGCTTGCCCCACTTGTGTTCCAAACTTTTCTATTACCAACTGTAAATTGATAACCTTTACAATATCTACGGACATATGATTGCCAATTTAATGTCAAAGGTGAATCGACAATTTTTAATAAGTTGAAATAGTTAATAGGTCTTGAAGTCATTGGTGTACCGGTTAACAACCATACTTTAGGTATTTGTTCTAAAACATCATTTAATAAACGTGTTCTATTCGCTGTGGTATTTGAAATGTAATGTGCTTCATCTACAATTGCCAAATCAAATTTTTCATTAACCAATAATTTATAATCATCACTATCTTCACTTTTATCTGTTGTGTGATAATTTTTTATAATATCATAATTAATAATATAAAAATCAAATGTAGATCCCCATTTACGTCCTTCGACAATTAATACACGTCGATCGGAGTAATTTGCAATCTCTCTTTGCCAGTTAATTTTAAGTGAAGCTGGACAAACAATTAAAACTTTTTTTGCACCACATTCTAATGCTCCAATAACTGCCGACGTAGTTTTACCCAAACCCATATCGTCAGCAAGAATAAACTTATCATTAGCTAATAATTTTTCAATTGCTACTTTTTGATGTTCCATAGGTGGACGAACATCGTATGGACTATAATCAATAACTCTATTTAATTTTTTTTCTTCTTGAACAATTGCGGCCTTAGGTAACCACATTGCATGGTTTTGTTGACGTTCAAATACTTTACCCCAAATGTGATAAGCCTTATCGGATTCACATAATAATTTTTCACACCATACTTTATCTGGGGGAGTTGGTAATAACATATCTTCCATCAATTTCTCACCAAACGTAGATACGATACTGATGTTTTTACGTGCAACCTTAGGTACGGTATCTTTATATTTGATAACATACTCCGACTGCGGGCGAGTCAATTTAAAGTTTTTAACCTCAACAAATTTTCGTTTGTATTCTAATAAAACATTATTGGACCCGTCATATTCATTTAATATTTCTCTCGCTTCAACTTCTGGTATTTTTCTTTCCATCGTATTATAAATAATATAACTAAATAGAATGTATATTTAAACTATTTATTAGGATATGAACAATAAACTACCGATTACTCGTTTAGGTAAGTTCTTCTCACAGGACGACTTTGATATTAACATTCAGATGGGTCAGGAGTATCTACACGGGGATTTGAATATGAAATTGGTCTTATATCGTGTTGATAGACAAAAGACCGATAATGACGACGTATACGCCGAGGCGGGTATGGATGAGATTAAGTTTTTCCCGCCGGTTGAGTTTAATGCGTTGGTTAAAATAGATGAACCTAAAAATTCAACTTACACCAAAGGTCTTATGAGATATAATGAACCAGGTAATATGATATTATCTGTTTACATTACACACCTCAACGAATTGGGAATTGATATTAGATACGGTGATTATATTGGTTACGCAGATTCAGAAGAAAAATTGAGATATTATACGGTTACTAATGACGGTAGAGTAACATCTGATAATAAACATAAAATGTTCGGATACAAACCACATTATAGAAATATAGTTTGTGCCCCTACACAAGAAGGAGAATTTAGAGGAGTTTAATATGGGAATACCGAAAAGAAAAAACATGATCAATGTTTACGGAAAAAAGGACACCTATCAAGGTGAACACGTAGGAAAAAGAAGACAGGAGTTATTAGATATGATAACTAAGTCGGATTCATTTCTTCCCGATTCTATTTTACACGATGATCTAGATAAGGGTATGTTGGATTATGTTAAAAAAACATTCATGGTTGTTTCTGATGGAACTCAAATACCAATTATCGAAAAAATACTTACAATTCAAAGGTGGGGTGAGTTTAGTGCAAATTGGGAGTTTTCCGATGGGGATGGTAATGTTAAATTGCCGTTTATTGCAATTATTAGAAAACCTGATGTACAATTTGGTACAAACCCATCAATACAAAGAACTATACCTGAAAGACACCAATTTCATTACGCCACAGTACCGACGTGGGATGGTACTGCTATGGGTGCTGACATTTATAAAATACCACAACCAATCGCATGCGATATAACATATGATATTACGATTGTTTGTAATAAGTTTAGGGATTTAAATAAGTTTAATAAAATTGTTTTACAACATTTTACTTCAAGACAAGCATATACGAAAGTTAAAGGACATTTTATTCCAATAATTTTGAATAGTATTGAGGATAATACTCCTATGGAAACAATGGATGGTCGTAGATTTTATATGCAAACATATAAGTTCATCATGTTAGGGTTTCTTATTGATAGCGACGAGTTTGAAGTTAAACCCGCAATATCAAGAGCGTTTCTTGTTAATGAATCATTAGGTGGCGCAACTTTTAAAAAGAGATATATCACAAAAACAATAGATGTTGTAATTTCAACAATTGTGGCCGGAGAAAATCAAACAATTTTCACCGTGGGAGAAAGTATTAATGTGTTATTTAACGTCGCAATTAATGGTATCGTACAGGAGAAAGATGTTCATTATAGACATTTAGGTGGGACATCTAATATAATATTTGACTTAGCTGGTACCCCTTTAATGGGTGATGTTGTAACTATAAATTATTATAAAGGTAAAAACGATAAAATGTATGATCAGTTTGATAATGAATTGCAAGTTGGTCGTGAAACATTTACATATAACGGAAACGACCTTTCTTTTACTTTAAGTCAAAAAATAAATACGGTTATTAGTATAACAACAAATGGTTTAATTGAATTTGACGAGGAAAACTATCAGTTGACAGATAAGAATGAGGTGACGCTTACCGGCGCACCCGTTAATGGTTCAAGAATTGACTTTGTCTATCTATACTAATCGTCTCCGTAGATGTCTTTCTTTTTAGGTTTACAATATTCTTCGATAAATTTTTCTAGGACTTTATACATTTTCAGTCCATTTTTATCACAGTGTACTTTCAACATTTGGTGATGTTTCTCGCTTATTTTGACGTTTTTTTGAGTATTTTCCATATAAAAGATATAAAAAGATAAATAACTATCTTTTTAAGAAAAGTATGGAAATCTTTGATAAAAACAAAGATATTTATTAGATAAGTAATAAAATAATTTAACCAAACAAAAATCAATGGCAAGTAATAACAGAGTATTCGTGTCACCGGGTGTTTACACATCTGAGCTCGATTTAACATTTGTAGCACAGAGTGTAGGTGTTACGACATTAGGTTTAGTGGGTGAAACCTTAAAAGGTCCAGCTTTCGAACCAATTTTAATTTCAGATTTTGACGATTTTAAATTGTATTTTGGTACAACATCACCTGAAAAAGATGGTAATGGTAATCCAAAGTATGAATTAGGATATGTTGCAAAATCATATTTACAAGAATCAAATCAATTATTCGTAACAAGAGTATTAGGTCTTTCAGGTTATAAACCATATAAGACTTTCGGTATTAAAACTAGCGGAGGTGTTATATTACAAGAATATGTTGGAAGTACTGATGTGGGTGAGATTACAATAACTACCACAGGTATTACAACAACAGAAGTTGGCGGTAGTACTCTATTAACAAATATTATCAAACATTTATCTGGTGTTACATCTTATAATGGAACCGATATTGTTAGTTTATTAAAAAGTAAGTATGGGGGATATACTGGTTTAACAAATACATCAACTAACGAGTTTTTTGTTTTAGGTGCGCTTCCAACAGGAGAAACGGGTAATGGTACTGAATTGGTATCTCTATTAACTGAAAAATTATACGACGATAATAATAATACTAAAGAATGGTGGAATGCTATGCATTATGATGCAAACGGTTTTGTAACCCCACCATCTGGTGATGATGTTTCAGGTGTCTATTCTTATTTATTTCAATTTGATAACTCATCAAATAAATGGACAATATTTAGATATGAATGGGATGCTAGATTAGCGTCTGATTATCATAATGTGGTAGTTGCAGCACTTAGATCAAGAGGTGTATATAGCGGTCAAACATTAGTTCATGAAGTAACGGGTAATACAAGTTTTACATTATCTGCAATTACCGGTCAGACTATTGATACAAACCCATTAGGTGAATTTAATATTAAAGTTACCGGACTTACCGAAGGAGCAAAAGAATTTACATGTAGTTTTGATAAATCATCAACAAAATATATCAGTAAAGTATTAGGAACTGATGTTTTTGATAAAGACAACGGAGATTATCCTGTTTATGTTCATGAAGTTTATTCTAATTACTTAAAATCGGCTTATGAAAGAGGTTTAATAAGAGGTATTCAATTAGATCCTTCATATGAATTGGAAGGTGAAAATTTCTTGGGACAATGGGATACCACAATATCTCCAATGGTTGTTTCAGAAGTACGCGGTGGTAGAGTTGCTGATTTATTCCAAGTTCAAACAATTTCTGATGGTGAAGCTGCTAACTACCAAGTTAAAATTAATATTCAAAATATTAATTTAGAAACAATGGAATTTGATTTAGTTGTTCGTGATTTTAACGATACAGACGACAATCAAGTTGCTCTTGAAAAATACACAAGATGTTCAATGAATCCTGATATGCCAGGTTATGTGGCAAGAAAAGT